ATCAATCGTCAGAGAATAAGTATTTCCTAAATTATCCGTTGCAGTATCTCCATTTGAGTAATCATATCCAGGAGAATCTACATAAACATCCGTTACTGCATAAGAATCTGTATCACCAACAGGATAGTTTTCTCCAGATGAAACCATATAGATTGATGTAACTTGCCCCTGATCATTGATTAAAGCTCTTCCAACAGCGCCATAACCCAGCCCACAGTTATCAACAAACTCCACATATGGAGGATAAGTATAACCAGAACCACCATCTGTAACAATTGTTCCAATGATACTCGCAGTTCTTTGAACATTATTAATCAATTCATTATTAATGATTGAACCAAAAACTGGAATTGCTGAAGCTCCTGTTCCGCCGCCACCAAAAATATTTACAACAGGTGAACCACAGGTGAATGGAATTCCTGCATAGCAACCCTCCAATCCACTTAGAGCATTTTGAAGTGCTATCTCTGGATTGAAAATATCTAAGGTTTGTGTGATATTTTCAAAACTACCAATATATCCCTGAACCTGTCCAGCAATATCACCAGCAGTTGCAACCATTGTATTCATATTATTGTAGATATTTTCAAACGTGGAAGTTCCGTTGGTACTAGTTTTTGGTCCCTGCCCAATTACATATTCCTTTACAAGTCCCGAACACTTATTTTGATTTTGGTTACAATCAAAAAGACCACCAATTGATTTAATCAAATCATTTGTGCTGCGAAGGAAATCAGCAACATCCAATGCAGTTCCTAAAAGACTTGCAACACCATCCAGGGCAGTTGAAAGTCCAGTTGCAATTGCATCAACCACAGCATTTAAAAGAGCGCCAACAAATTGTTCTGCAGCACAGGATACAAAGTTTTTAACATTATCAATTAATGCTTGAAGTAAGGATTTAACAAGTGCTTTTAATCCATTAATGACTTGTGCAGCAACGCAAGAGATTGCCTGCTCTAAAACCTTAACTGGTTCTACAAATGCTTCATTGGATGCAACACCCGCCTGGTGTGCAGCACCAGGATTTCCAGTTGCTGCTAACGTTGCACCAAATACACTTTTATATAAAGCATCCAATCCTTCAGGTATTAATCCTGGTTTTGGTGGTGTTGCAGTCTCATCTCCACATAATAAAACAAACAAACCATCAAACATCTGACCAACTTGCCATTCAATACTCGCTACAATAATATCTACAACAGCATCTGCCTTTTGCTTATAGTCACTTACCTTATTTTTAGCATCTTGAATATCTTTTAGAAGATTATTGATTTCTGCTTTAATTGTTTTGATTGATGTGTCTTCGCAAGTGTCTGCAAATACAATTTCCTTTCCGATTCCCGTATATGCAGTAACTTTATTTGCTGGAGTTTTTTCTGGTGGTAATTGGACAGGAGTTGGTTGTGATTTAACGTTTGATTCGTTTGTTTGGTCTGGTATTAATCTTCCATTTGGTTTTGGAATATTTGTTGTATACCCAGTGAATGGAACAAACGGAGATGTGAATTCATTATTCAGAGTTGCAACTTGAGATGTATTGGGCAAAGCTCCCATAATAATTGGAACTTGAGCATTATCACCGTCTAGAAAAAATCCAATGACAACATCACCTGGACTTATTTTTGGATTAACTGCATAATTTGCTGCGCCAGTTCCTGCAGTTGTAGGCAGCATAACTTGCGCCCAGGGCAAATCATTATTTGGAAGTTCTGCTTCACCTGGATGATAACCAATAATTCTAACTTTATATCTGTGAGCCCAACCCTGTCCTTCAGAAACTTGTCCCTTCATAGTGGACATTGGGGCAACCTGCCCTATCCACCAACGGAATCCATCTCTTCCTATGAAATTACTTTGAAGCAGTGACTGATCTAACATCTATTTTCTAATTCCAAATGTATCTCTAATCAATTTAAGTGATGTATATGAATTTCTAGTGTCAAAATGGTGACACACCTCTTTAATCATATATAGACCGCTTTTTTGATCGTAATCATACTCTCTTGCGTCTCCTCTCATAATTTTAGGGAATAGACATTCAATAACATCTCCAGCCCTTAAATTGGTGTTTGAAGGAATCATAACACTTAAAGTTTGAGTGAATAAAGTATTATACCTCATTAAGATTTGAGATTGATATTCTGCTTGATCAGAGTTAAGTTTGGTTGAAACTTCTGGATCTAGTGTTCCAATATCATAAATTGCTGTAATAATTCTTGAAGGAATATCTGCCAAAGTTTGATTCGATCCTTCTGCGACTAATGGGAGACTTACGTTTTCTTCCTTACCCAATCTTTTAGTTTTTCCTTGATAACTGTTTGGAGTATAAACTGGCGTTGATATTGTATGGCGCAAAGGATCAAAAAACGTCCGATTGCTTGCATATGTTCCTAGTCTTAATTTTTCAATCAAGTTTTGATTTTTTTCTGTTCTATAATTTAAAATTTTAAAGTCATTATTATTACTTGGTTTATTTCCATCAACATCATAAGATTCTGTCGCTTCACTATAAATGTAAGTTGCTTTTGATTTATTTTTTTCTTTATCACTTAAATTGTCAATGGCACGAAACTGAAAACCATCTTTAGTTTGATAGAAAAAGAATCCTGCAGTAGCATTACCACTTCCAGAATCATAAGGAACAGATTTTGATGCCAACCAAGTTAAAACCGTGAAAGGTTTTCTCAGATTTCCAATGAATCCATATCGATTTGAAGTTTGATCAATAGTTCCAATCTTATTTGCTTTTAATACATCATTTAGAATTAAATTAACAGACTGATCAATTGATGATGTTGCAGGATATTTTTTCACCACACGACTAGTCTCATTTGTAATTGCTTCTCTTGAAACTAGATTTAATGTGAAACTTTCCTTATTATTCTCAGAAATAACATCGGTAATACTTGAAACATACAAGTGTGTTTTGGGATCTGTAGAAAAATCTAATCCTGGATTTCCATTTCGATTTCCAGCAATTTTAATCGAAACTCTTTCTCCACCTCTTAAAGGAAGTCCATCATAAAGTGATTGTTTTTGCCCATCTTTGCTATCTGGACCAACTATTGTATTACCGGCGTTAATGACTCTTATTTTTGCAGTAATTGTAGGAGAAAATACGTCTTCATAATAATCAATCATTACAGATCCAGAAGTAATATCTACTACTCTCTGCCTGTCTGCTGATTCAATTGTTATTACTTCAAATATTGACTGCTTGATTGACATTACACGTAGGTTAAATCTAAGAGGAATTTGTTTTTAATAAAGGTATTTAATAAGGAAGATTCATCAATTGATATATCGCCTATCATATCACCACCACTTGTAGGAATCATTGCCATATTATTTGGTTGTCTATCATCAACTACTACAACCTTTCTACCTTCTCTTTCTTGGGATAATCCTCCAAGCAACATTTCTAATAAAGATGTTGATTCCATACCAACTTCCGCTGCTTGTTGGGATTGAATTGATGGAGCCCCTGGAACTAAAGGCGTTGTTCCAGAAAATGCACGTCCAATTGGTTTGCTTGTAAGATATAATAGTCTTACATACGCTTCTGGGTTTCCTGCTCCACCACCAACCATCCTTCCTTTTTTAGTATCATATTCAAAGTGAATGTGAGGACCAGTGGCATTACCTGTTACTCCAACTCTAGCAAAAGAAGTTCCTGCTGGTATTTTTCCAGATTTAATTAAAACTGTACTTAAGTGTGCCATTCTTAATTGAACTCCATATGCAGGAACCCACACATCCATTACCAATCCATAACTACCATAAATTCCTTGCCCTACAACTTCACAGTCTGCTCTTAAAGCAATGTAAGTTCCATTTGGTGCTAGTATATCAATTCCACCGTGTTTTCCACCTCTAGATCCATATAAATCACCAATCTGAACATATTCAACTCCTTTTCCAAGAGATTTTGTGAATATATCTCCTTTTGCAAGTGCTCTCTGACCTGCTGGAATTGCTGCAGGTTTTTGACCTGTGAATAAACTTGTAATTGCTGCTGCTGGAGATCCTAAGTTTAATAGAGAGTTTGATGGCGATGGTGTTATTTTTGCTGTTGCTGATGCTGATTTTACTTTTTTTAAAGATATTTTTGTAGAACTCCAGTTAACAGTTGCTTTATTTCTCCCATCACCGTCATAAAATCCAACACCATTGGGTTGTTTTAATCCAGCAAATTCTCTTGCTAGTTGATATCCAAATTGTTCATCTGTTATTTTTCCAGATAACCAGTCCTTACCCCCCCTTTTCTTTTCAATAATAGCAACTGCCATTTTATCTTGATTATCAGGATTGAATAAATCTTTATCTGGATTTAACCCTGCAGATTTTGCTTGAGATATTGGACTAGTAAATTGATATCTTCCTATTGCTCCCCTACCACCCTTTAAACCAACTGCTCTATTTGCTTCAGCAATTGTCATTTTTGTAAGATTTGGATTTTGATCTCCAGGTGCTATAGAAGTATATCCACCTTCACCAGAAGCGATTATATCTAATAACGGTTTCCATCTTCCAGCACCTGCTCCACCACCTCCTCCAGGACTTGGTTCAGGTGGTTCAAATCCTGGTAAGATTGAAGGAAGTTTTCCATAAGCATCAGGAACTTTTTCAAGTGCTTTGAAAGGTTGAATCAAAACTTGAAACGCAGAATTAATACCATCACCTAGAGAATCAATTGAAAGTTTTAATTCATTCAAAGAACTTCTAACCAAAAATGAACTATCGGAAAAATCAAATCTAGATATGTTCTGCATAGCTGCCATAAAAACATCACCAGTATCAGTCATCACTTTGACTAATTCATCACCATAATTACTTAAAATTGATCCCGCAGTTGTAAGTCTGGTTATAAATTGCTCACCTAAACCTATCCAAGTTGGCAAGTTCCCAAGTATCCAACCACCGGTAAGATATCCTACAAAATTAAGAAGACGATTTATAACACTTGTTCCAGAATCAGACGCAGATAATATTCTCGCACCTCTTGGTTTAACTGCAAGAATCGGCGCAGACATTCTATCAATTAAAATATTTCTTTTCTCTCTCTGAATTCTTTTATTTTTTAGAGATTTAATATCAGAAGATATATTTCTTTTATCACTTATATTTTTATTCAAAAGATTGGAAATTTTTATCGTTGTTTTGCCAGTCTCTGCTGCTGCGCTTCTGGTTTTTGAAACGGAATCTGATATTGTTTTAACTGAAATTCCTGATGATATTGCCATCTTACATCACCACGTTGTAACTAACCTGAGCATACAATGCATAAAAATTATCAGGATTAGAAGATGGAATCAAAGGTACATCTGTGAGTGTCTGTGTTCCACCAGATGCAACTGAGGTATTATTTTTCTGACTATTTTGCAAATAAACAATATCTGGAGCTGGTTCTGGCAGTGCGCCAATGTTTGGTTGTTGCTTAATTGATTGCTGTGGTATTGATTCTAATTTAACTGGTTTTGTAGATGTGGTTTTTGGAGTTTCTACCTTACCTTTAACTTCTTTAGCTGGAGCATCAAGATTTGTTGTTTCTGTTCCAAAAAGATTTTTACCCATTTGGGAAAAATCAATATTCATTGGATTAAATTGATTAATATTGAAATTAAATTTTTGCGTTGCTTCTTTTCCACTTGATAACATTTTTCCAAAATCAATTCCACCACCAGTAGATAATTCATACGCAACACTTCCAATTATCGCAGGCATTTGAAAAGGATTTGGAATTGTTGCAGCACCACTTAACGCCGCACCAGCAACATCACCTTCTTTGATGTTCTGTGCTGTAGCAACTGCACCCAAGGCAGTTCCACCAACTTTACCAACCGTTTGAAGAATTTTTAATAATCCAGATTCAGCAGTAGTTGCAGCAGCCCCAGCAGCAGCACCTCCACCTGTCCCACCTACTTTAAATAAATTTTTAAAAATATCAGAAATTGCTTTAAAAGGTGATGAAACAAGTTTAATTGCGGTGTTTCCAATTTTTGATGTAATTGATTGGACCCCATTAATTATTGAAGAAAATCCGCTTTTCAATAATGCGAATCCAGATCCAATAAATCCAAAAGCATTTCTAACAACACTTCCAATTGAAGTTATTGCTTGAACACTTTTAGTAGCACCTGCGTTTAAAATACCTAATATATTTTTCCCCAAAAATCCAACGAACAAATACTTAAGAACACTTGTAATTCTTTCAAATATTGGTGTAATCTTATTTTCAAGTTTAACTACAGGTTGAACCAAAGATGCAGAAACTCTTTGTTGGAGTTGTTCTTCCTGCCCAAGTCTTATTTCTCTTTCGTTTAATAGTCTTTGCTGCTCCCTTTCATCACGAAGTTTTTGTTGATCAAGAAAACTATCAGTCTGAATTAAACCCGCAATATTTTGCAGTCCAGAATTAATCGTGAAAACTTCTGAACGTACAGTATTTAATTGATCTTGGAGACCTACAAGTGATGCGGTGTTTCCGTTAGCCATTAGATGAGTTCTTCAAATTTTCTTCTTCAATATATTGATATTTAGTATCCCATAAATAATGGTACCTGTTGAACCGCAATTCGCAGGAGGAGGGTGAAATTCCCTCCTTTATTATTATAAATATTATTGCGGTTCAATAGAGTAGAAATGTATTATACTTACGCTTACTTGCGTGAAGACGGCACACCTTACTATATTGGAAAGGGTAAGGATAGGAGAGCATTTAATAAAAGATATCAAGGGGCAAAACTACCAAAAGATAGATCAAGAATTATATTTCTTAAACAAAATTTAACTGAAGAAGAAGCATTCAAACACGAAATATATATGATTTCTATTTTTGGTAGAAAAGATTTAGGTACTGGTATTTTACATAATAGAACTGATGGTGGAGATGGTGCAAGTGGAGCAGTTCGTTCTTTAGAGTTTAAAGAAAAATTAAGTAGAGCAAATAAAAATAAAATTCTTTTGAAAGAACATAAAGAAAAATTAAGAAAAGCTAACATTGGAAAAAATAATCCAAGATATGGAAAATCCCCTTCACCAGAAACTAGAGAAAAAATGAAAATGGCGCAATTAGGAGAGAAACATTTAAGATCTAATTGGTGGAAAATTACACATTCAAATGGAGATGTAACTATAATATGTGGATTATCTACTTGGTGCAAAAATAGTGGTTATAGTAATGGTAATATTCATAATGTATATAAAGGAAAACGAAAAAGACATAAAGACATTATGAAGGTTGAAAAAATAAAATAGACTTCAATCAGAAATAATTTAAGAATGTTGTTGATTTTTTAAATTTTCTTCTTCAATGTATTGATGAAGTAGACTTATATAAATTTCACGCTCCCAAGGTAACATTTCTTCAATTTCAGTTAAAGACCAATGATGATGCTGAATCAAGGCAAAATTAGTTTTATAATATGACGCAAGATCAACGTGCGCCATACCTAACCGAAAAAAGATGTTAGTCCCTCCAGGAGAATTTCATTTTCCACACCAGTATTCGGATTTGTTACAAATACAGTATGAGAAAGTTTGGGCATTGTTTCAAAGAATTTTTCAATCTGCTTAAACTGCTTTGAACTTAACTGTTCTAGAAACTCATTCATTTCTTTTTTGGTTACATCAGAAGCAGACCAGGATTCTTCTTCACTATAAATTTGCTCTACGCAAGAAGAAATCATACTAAAAGTATCATCAACTGACATATCCCCATCACTTGAAAAATTATTTTTAACAAATTCTTGCATTGAAGGATACTTCATTCTTAATGTCAGATTATCATCAAGTTTAATATCTTTTGTATGTTCTGGTTTTACCTGAACTTTAATTTCATCCAAACTAATTGATATTGGAACTTGCGTCACACCATCATCGGGGCAAGTAATCAGAACTTCTACTTCTTCTCCAACAGACTTTCCACGAATGTTTAGAAAAAGATATTCAATATCAAATGTAGATAATTGTTCGATTTTAATTCCTCTAGTTAAAATACAGTTTCCAATTACTGTTTTAACTGCTTCTGCAATTTGCTTTGGATCCTCACTTTCCATTGCAATAATGAGAATCTTTTCTTCTTTAACTAGAAAGGGGCGATACTTAATTTGTTTTTCTAATGAAGGAATTTCCAACTCATATGTTGGTGTAGATATTTTAGGTAATGGCATAATAATCTAATCAGATATGGATATTTAGTTGATAATTGGACGACCTTGCGAATCATAAAATCTTCTATTAACCTCTGCGGTAGTCCTGGTATCTACACTACTATTATAAAAAACAACACCACTCTGACCACGAACTGGAACTAACGTTTGCTGTTCAACATTTGCGGGTTTGGTTGTAGAGGAAGATGATGATTGGTTATTATTAAAGTCTCCTCTAAATCTGTTAATACTGAGCGGTCTACCTGCAATATAACGATCATATTGAAATGATGCTGATACTTTTAAAACATCAGACTGAACATAAGAAACCGATGGAGCACTTAATGAAACTGGCCATAATCCAATAAAAGTATATTCAATCTCAGCCTGATAATCTCTATCAAATTTAATAATTTTGGTAGAATTGCATTTATAATGTTCTGGATACTGCATTCTTACAAAATAGTTTGTATTTGCCTGACTTACAGAACCAGCAGAAGCATTATCAACTGGATTATGAGATCCACTAGCAATGAACTCCATCCAATGCTCTAAGAATTTTAGATTATAGTAATTACTATCAATATAAAATTCTAAACTAATTTCACTATACAATCTCGACATCGCAAACTTCTCTTGAATGCCCATAAAATTACCATCAACAGTCTTTGTACTAAATGATGTTGTTGGTAATGATGCGGAATAGCACAGCAATCCTGCAGTATCGGCAATAAAGAAAGAGTTAACACCTCTACGACTTAAATAAGAAATCAAAGCCGTTGGCAATCCACCAAATATTACCTGATAATGAGATGTCTGAGCAAGATTTGAAAATAATGGTTTGATATCAGATATTCTACGTGGTGTAGCGGGCACTCTAAATACCTTATATGATTTGGATAGTATAAGTATTTAGATGTCATATAAAGGAAAATACAAGCCATCGTTTCCAGAAAAATATAATGGTGACCCAACAAATATCATCTATCGTTCCTTATGGGAGAGAAAGTTTTGCGTTTACTGCGATTTAAATGAAAATATTTTATCGTGGTCATCAGAAGAAAAAGCAATCGCATATCGTTCACCAATAGACGGTAAGATACATCGGTACTTTCCAGATTTTCTTATTAAAGTTAAAGAATCTAATGGTACGATTAAAAAATATATGATCGAGATCAAACCTAAAAAACAAACTCTACCTCCCCAAAAACCCCAAAGACAAACTAAAAAATATATTAGTGAAGTCTACGAGTATGCTAAGAACCAAGCAAAATGGGAAGCGGCAAAAGAATGGTGTGAAGATCGTGGATATGAGTTTAAAGTTATTACCGAACAAGAACTTGGTATTAAATAATGCCTAGAAAAACGCTTCAAGAAAGAAAAATAAATCGAATTGCCCCTCTTGTTAGGAAATTAATCGGAACAGAAAGTTCTGATGATTTAATGATTGAATTGATGAGTATTCTACTAGAAACAAAAACCCGTCCTGTTGCTGGTAAGTTTTATATTTTTGTTTATAATGCCAAAACAACTGGAATACAATATGACCAAAATCCTTTAGTTGCTGTTACTGAAGTTTATACCTGGGGATTTAAAGGAATTAATTTTCACTGGGGAGAATCTAGACAATATACTTGGGATGAAGTTGCTGGCGGTTTATATGAAGTCTATCAGCAAGAACTTGCAGACTTAAGAAGACTGCCTTTTAGCAATATTCGTTCTAAATAATTAGAAAAGGATAAATGGCAGAACCGGCATCAGCACCATTTAACTATAGATATCCATTATCAAAACTTACATCATCGGATGATTATTTGAAAATTGATATTGTTAAATATATTCCACCAGGATTTGTTCCTGAAGAAGGAACTTTTGCTCTACCTTCTTCAGATGATGTGGGATACATTGATAAACTGAGCGGAGATACTGCAAAAATAGAAGGAACTATTATTCTCCCAATACCTGATGATATAAGAGATACTAACAAAGCACAATGGGGTCCAAGTTCTTTTAATATAGGAGGAGCTTTGCTTGCCGCAGGAGGTTTTGGATTATTAGAAACAAAAAATGCTACAGATCTTCAAAATAAATTAAGTGCAACTGGACAAAAATTTCTTCAAGCAGCAAAGTCAGCAACAGCTCAAAATTATATTAAAGCTATTGGAATACAAGCAGCGATTAATGCATTGTTACCAGGGCAAGGTGCAGAAATACCATCAAGATATACTGGAACAATATCAAATCCAAACTTAGAATTAGTATTTACTGGGGTTAATCTAAGAGATGGATTTTCTTTTGGATTTGATATGACTCCTCGCTCACAGAAAGAAGCAGAAGTAATTAAACAAATTATTAGAAAATTTAAAATTCATAGTGCTGCAAAAAAAGGAAGAACTGGAGAAGGTGCCGCAGGATTTTTTCTACAAGCACCTGAAGTTTTTAGAATTCAATATATGAGTGGGTCTAAACCACATCCATATTTGAATAAGTTTAAAATCTGTGCTCTTACAAGTATGTCAGTTAATTATGCACCTGGTGGAACTTACGCAACATATTCCGATGGAGCACCAGTTAATGTTCAGTTGGGATTAGGATTTCAAGAACTCACACCAATTTATGCTGAGGATTATAATACAACTGTTGGTTCAGATGGAGTTGGTTACTAATGTCATACTTTAGAGAGTTACCAAATCTAGAATATCAATCGTTCTTATCAGATAGTAAGTCATCTGATGATTACTTACTTGTTAAAAATTTATTTCGTCGAGTTAAACTTCGTGATGACTTGCAAAATGTTTTCACTATTTTTGATAAGTATCAGATTGTAGATGGTGCAAGACCAGAAACAGTTGCACAGGAACTTTATGGAAGTTCTCAGTATGATTGGGTTGTTCTGGTCTGTGCAGGAATTACGAGAGTCAGAGACCAGTGGCCACTTTCAGATAAAGAAATTTATAATTATGCTTATGAACTTTATGGAAATGATTTAAATTCAGTTCATCATTATGAAACTACAGAAGTTAAAGATTCCCAAGACAGATTGATTCTTCCTGCTGGCAAAGTTGTTGATTCAAACTTCACGATTCCAAATCCAAGTTCACCAACATCAACACTAAATCCTGTGATTGGAATTAGTAACTATGAGTATGAGATTAGAAAAAATAACGAAAAAAGAGGAATCTACGTCTTAAAACCAAGATATCTACAACAAATAATTTTAGATACAAGAAAAGAGATGAACTATGATAAGTCATCTCAGTATGTGAATGGAAGACTAATTAAAACTGAAAATACTAAAGCATCAAACCCATAAGAGTTTTAGATTCTTATCAAACATCATCACATATCGGTGCTTGCGGGAACGGTCTTTCCATTCTCCTGCAGCACCTTTAATTTTGCCCCTAGAGTGTTTAGTTCCGTCTGCATAGTAGAAATCTTTCTTTGGGTCTGTGAGTCCGCAATATTTAAAATTAAGAGCGCGATAGACTGTACCAAAATGGAAATCACTATCAGCGTAAGAGATGATTGCTTTAACTTCAGTATCCTTTCGTAACTGTTTAATCGCTCTTGAAACGAACCAAGAAGTGATATTATGCTCTCCCTGTTGGGTGTCAGGATGTATGCAAAGTCGTGAAAGTTCAAAGAGTCCTTCTTGCTCATTTCGTTCTAATCCAAATGCTCCTTTAGCAATCTCAGGAACAGGGAGTCCAGTGAACACACAGACTCCCTGAATACCACCAATATTTAATGGGCAAAAGTCATTATTCTTATAAAGACCATAGTTCCAACCCGATTTGAAAGTTTTAGAAAAGTCCTTAAGATAATGAAACCGCAGAAGTAACTCTGCGGCTTCGGACTTACTTACACGATCAATGGTGTAATCAGACTTCACTCTTCGGCAAGACGGGCGAAATACGACAACGCATCGTCATCCTCATCTTCTTCAACCGCAGCACGGCGAGTGGGTTTCAGAGAAGACAGTTCCTCACGAAGATCCTCAGTCAGTTCACGGGTAGAACCACGGGTGTTATCTTCATCCAGATCTTCAGGATCCTGATAGCGAGGAGTGCCTTTAGTGCCAAGCACATAGTCAAGGCGCTTCTTCAGTTCATCATAAGACTTGAACTGGTCAGCAGCAACGAGTTCAGCAAGCGAATACTGCTTCTTCCACACTGCTTCCATTGCGTCATCATCGTCCAGCAAAGGAGCAGCAGCAGCAAACTCGCTGGAGTCGTAATTACGATAACCAGCAACGTTCTTCGCCTTCAGTTTGAAGTTGGCACCTTGCCAGAAATCAAACGGATCGATTGCCTCTTCGTCTTCAAACTCAGGTTGCATTGCAGCGGTGAGTTTATCAAAGATCTTCTTACCATACTTGAACAGGAAGACCTTACCTTCGTTTTCAGGATTAGCAGGATCCTTCACCACATAGATGTTGCTGATGTAAGTCAGTTTACGCTTCTGCTTACGTGCCAGTTCCTTACCAGCATCAGTGCCATTGTTCCACAGTTCAGAGTTCAGTTCAGACACAGGATCCTTCTGACCCAGAGTAGTCAGACTGTTCTCGATGAACCAACCACCAGGACCTTGAAATGCGTGACTGTAGAGTTTCACGAACGGAAGGTCCTCACCGTTCGGAGCAGGAAGGAAACGGATCACGGCATAACCATTGCCGCTTTTGTCCACATCTAATTTCCATACGCGGTCGTCACTAGAACCGCTACTCGTATTCATTTTTTCAACTTCTTTAACCAGTTTGGCGGTCAAAGAACCAAGTTTAGACTGCTTTTTAAGGTCAGCAAAAGACATTTGGATTACCTCGGATTAATTGGATTCGGGGGATTACTCGGATAGTATAACAGAGATTGCCTCAGCGGTCAATGTACTGCTTAAGGGACTCAATGGTTTTGTTCATACTACTGAATAATATGTTCATATCAGTTTCTGGTGGGAATCCCATCAGGGCAACTGACTTGCGTAGGTTCTCTTTCATTTCAACCGCTTGCGGATCGTCTGAGAGAGATAACCTAGTATACATCACTCTTTGCTTTTCAAGCAAGAGTTCAAGTTTTTCAATGTGTTCCAGTTTGGTCTCACGGGACATCACACCAAAAGTGAGAATACTTCCGTATATCTCCTCTTGTAACTTATTGATTTCTTTCAGTTCTTCCTGAATAATATCGGAGTCGAAAAAACTACTCATCTATGATTTCCCTTAAAATCTTCTTATATTGGAACACGTCAATATTTAGAAATGAAGAATATTTTTTAATTTTCAAACTGACGGTTTCCCACACTGGGTCCAGAAGTTTCTTATCAAAATCTTTTACGATTGAAAATATTTTGTCGTAGATTACGAATGTTTCTGGAGATAATCTCCCGCTTAGAAACCTTTTTAGGACTATAGGGTGCCCTTTGGAACAATTGAACACAGTTTCTAATTCGTTCTCTGAGAACAATTCCGTTGATTGTTCTTTGAACAAGTAAGTCAAACTCTGTTGTCTCCGCATCCACTCTGCGTAGGTCCTTTCTCCAGAATTGATAATTTCTCCAATCCATAAATTACTCGGGTTGTCTGCTTCTACAAAGTTTGATATTAGAAAATCTAAAACTTCTTTATCAGAATATTTACGACTGGTCTTCTCGAACCAGTATTTGTCCTTGCGTTTATTGAAAGAAGTTACACTGGCACGTGTCTTCGCACCATATTTAAAGAAATCGTATTTTGGATTCGTGAAATGATTTTTAAGTGACAAATAATGTTGATAAGTTTCAAAGGGAGTCACAATCATAAAGGCAGTTTTGCTCTCGATGTTCGCTTCATAAAGTTAAGACGAGTTGCGTCCCACTTTAGTTTCTCTTTCAAAGGTTTTGAAATGAGTTTCGTAACCGATTCTACCTCAAGACTATTGATTTCGCAATAATGACAAATTGCATCGATATAGTTGAAGTTTTCTTCTGCTACAATCTTTTCAATCTCAAGAGCAAACTTGGAAGGCGTTAAAAACTTATTCTCTATTGCTTGTTCTAGTTCTTTATTTGGTTCCATAGAGCTCCAGTTTATCTCTAACAAACTTTCTAATGTATTTGCTGAGGAGTTTGATGTACTTTGATTTGTCTCTTTCTTCATAAACGACGCATTCTCCATTTTCACAAGCCATAATGATTACAAGTTTTTTAACAGACAATCCTGTTAGTTCGTATAGCATACAACCATATGCCATACATTGAACAAAATAATGTTCGATCCACTCGCGTGGTTTTGGTTTTTTAGAAGTCTTAAAGTCGATTATTGCTAACTCGCCGTCATATTCGGCAATACAATCAACTGTCCCAGCAATACCCAGTTGCTTACTATATAGGGACCCTTCAAGGGCGTAGATATTATTTATACGATTTAAGTCTGATTTTGATATCTTAAACAAAAAATCAGAAAGAGGTTGAACTTCTGGTAGTTTCTCATTTTTAAGGTGATGTTCTACCAAAGTATGCATATCAGTTCCACGACTGGTTGCCGCTTTAGTCACACGATCTGCTTCTTCTTCACCAACTTTTTTGCGCCAGTTAACAAAGATTTCCTTGTTAAAATGACTGGTCACCGAAGTAATGGAGACCAGTCGGATAAGTTCATCTTCGTCTGGGACTTTGTAGTACCTTACACCATCAATGGTTTCACGCTCCAACTGAGGGAGTTCAATATCAATATGATTAAACATTAAAAACCAGCATCAATTTTTGCAATAATGTACTCCTTAACAAGTCCAGAACGAACAATGTCTTCTACACCAAATTCAATTATATCAAAAGAATTCATTTTACGCAAGACTGTCATAAAGTCTACAATACCATTACGCTCATTTGTTTTCTGCAAGTCTGACTGAGAAGCATCACCACAGAATACAATCTTGGTATTTTCACCAACACGAGTAATGATAGAATCTAATTCGTGGAAGTTCAGATTCTGAAACTCGTCTACAATGATAATTGCATTATCAAGAGTAGTTCCACGAAGAAAAGAAGTGCTCCAAAACTTAATCGTTTCCTGTGACTTTAGATTGCCATAAAGCATTTCAAAGTCAGCATCAGAAGGCATCTGGAACATATACTTCACCATATTCTTATAAGGAATCTGGTAGATATCTGCCTTATCATCGTGCGTTCCAGGAAGAAAACCAATTTCTCTTGTTGCAACTAATGAACGAACAAGATAAATTCTTTCATAAGGAGTTGATTCATCTAAAACGTCTTGAAGGGCATTGTAGAGAGAAATAAAAGTTTTACCCGTTCCTGCACATCCATAAGCAACTAAATGTTTTCCAGCAGCATATGATTCAAACAAACGTTTTTGATTCTCTGTAAGAGGATCAATATCAACCAAGTAATCTGAACTCAGAGGTTTTCTCCTCTTCATTTGTTTCGCAGTCAAACCAACTCCGATTGGTTGGTCATTCGTTCTTTTTCTTCTTGCCATCTTAGAGTTTCTTAACAGTTGAACCTGGTGCTTTCGATGCCTTTTCTAAGACATCATTCCATCCTGGATTGCGATTGATGAGTTTATTTCTCCACTCACCAACCTCACCAGGAGAAGGGCAAGTAGAGGGATCTGACCAATCACGAATCCATTCAGGATTATCTTTTTTCCACTGGTCCCAGACGTGGATACTCATTTCCACTTCTTTCTGTTCACCAGTTTTGGTATTGACTACAGGATATACAGGCATAAAGTTACGAATTCAAGATAAAATATTTAGATCCATTCAAGAGCTTCTGAAACTGTTGGGAACTGTTCGGAAAACACCTTCTTACATTCCAGAGCAATGTCCATATGCTCTTTCTGAGTTCCATTGGCAGAACGAAGATTGATGTAATGAATCCACGACCTACAAGATCCCGTCATATAAATGCGTGTAGGAGTCGCCAGAGGCAGTACAAAGCGAGCACTCTCCTTGGCGATACCGTGACTCAGAAGTTCCTTGTAGAGGCGCATAGAGTGTGCAAAATGCTCTTGAATCTTACTTTGAAGACCTAGTTTCTCATACTCAGGAATATCATCAATCGAGTTCTGACGATTCTTATTATCTTGACGACGAAGATCAGGAACAGGAATATATTCAGAAATCAGTGAACTATCGGCATAACGCTGAGAAAACTCTTGAAATGTGAATGACCTATGACGCAAAATCTGAGCAGCAATACCACGATTCGTTTCAATCTCTAAAGTCATAGAAGACTGTTCAAACACAGACCAATGATTATGCTTAATGCAATAAGCAAGCAACTTGGCATAGTTCTCAGATGCCTGATTAGCAGGATTAGAGACTCGTGCAATGAACGCCATTGTTTTTTCTGCATCGGGAGTCACGCTGATAAGTTTTACAGTCATTTCTTTCCAAATCCTTTTGATGTTTTTGCTTCAAGATCTGCAAGTTCTTGTTTCACGACTCGCAGTTGTTTTTTCATTTCAATTAATTTTTCAGGAGAATATAAGTGCTCCTGCTTCGTCATTCTTTCTAGAAGTTTTACTAATTCTCTTGCTCTATTGGTCATCTAAATCAGAATCCTCGAAAATTTCGTCGTAATCTAAAATTGGTCTTTTCCTTACTTCTGGATTTGTATAAGAATATGCAGATACATCAGAATAAACCTCTGCCTTCAAAGAGTCCACCAGGAGTTCAAGATTACGAACAAGAAGTTTTAATTTGTCTTTGTCCATAAAATACTATTCTCTTCAGGCATTTTACCATAAAAAAAGAGGGGTAGTCAACCCCCCGTTTACTTATGACTTGATTAACAACTCCCTACAAATTCTTTTACAAGTTTGTTTTTCATCATCACACTCAATTAAACAATTAAAATAATCATTAACTAAGTCGTTCTGTTCATTAGATCGTTCTACTGTCTCCTCAAAGTGTTCC